CGGGCGTTTGTTCGCCCTACTAAACTTTTTAAGCATTAATCTGCTTCATAGAGCTATGTGGGCGTTAATTCGCCCCATAGAACTATGTAAGAGTAGTATATAGATTCAAAATTTTGTCAAGGTATCGAGAGTGTTAAACCAGCTTTCACCCCCTATTTGAGTATTTAGGTAACTCAATATCATTTATTCAATTCTGTACCAGAATTGTTCTAGTATGTGATCTTAAACAACCTCTATGCTTCGGAGCAGTAGCAATATTTGCGCTGTAAGTCTCCTTAGTCTATTGTTGTGTACTTCACATGTTAGTTCCACAGAATTACCAATTTTCGGCGAGTAGTGAGCTCCCCGGCGACCGGATAATCTAATTCTTTTTATACGAACTGAAGCGATCCTGCGTTTACACATCACCCGTGGTGATGTTTACAATGATCTTCAGAGTCAATTCGTGATTAGAACAAGACCCCGTCGTGCCCCATTGCGGTACGAGTGTAAGAAAATTTTCTTGTACGTCAGATTTGAACAACATGATACAACCAATATCGGTGATTATAGGATAGACCTACAATCTTGATCATCGACACTAAAGCCTTAATGGTTGGACCGGAATCCACAAATTCCTCGGGCTTGTCACCTAGATATATGACTTCGGCTTCGGTAGCTAGAAATAACCGGCCCATGAAACGAAAATGTCTCTTTTAGTACATACGGAAACTCACAAGGGCCCCTCCAGAAGTGTCTTGACACACACTTCAAAATCCAGTTTGGAAACTGATGACCGTTCTTTTATCAACAAAAACTCTCCATTTGAGAGAGCTGAGGATTACATTTCGCACAAGCGATTTGGAAAACTTAGAGATCTCAACAAAGAGGTTTTGCGTGACATGAAGAACAAACCTTGGAAACCACAATTAGAAGTAATTCCAGAAGGCAAAGAACCCGCTTTCGAGCGGCAAATTGCTGTCCTGGATGCAATTGCTTATGGTGGTGGTATCACAAAATTGGCTAAATTAGCTAATGTTGATATTCCAAGTTGGATGATTAATGAGGTGGAGGACCTCATGCTGCTGTTTGTTAGTCTCTCGGGACAAACAACATATCCTGGCGCTATCGCGAGTATTATCTCGTGGGTTAAGCGTTACTTCAATAAATCCATCACCCTCTCTATTGAGGAGTATTTGACGGAATTGTTGAAACCCAAGGAAACGCGGCAATCGGACTCTGGAATTCCCGAAATTCCAGAATGGCTCAGGGCCTTGAAAACCTGCAAAACTGATTGGTCACTGATTAGACACAATCAAGCTTTCGGACAGCTGTCCAAATTGCTTGGTCTATTAGTGACCCTCGGTCTATGCAAGGCTTCAAACCTTGAGTTTCGCTTGAATGGCTACTTAATGTTCACACCAGAACTACAGAAGAAGCATTCAAGCGCCTTTGATTTGATCGATGCAACATTTGAAACAATCCTTTTCTTCGTAGAAGGAATGTATCTATGCTTTGCAACACGTTCTGTACGACCACTTCTTGTTTCTGACCATGCAGCATTACAACTCGATGTTGAATATGCAAATGTCATGGCGGAATGGGATTTAGTCCGGAACGGAAATCTATTCAAGTTCAAAGGCAAATCGGACCACGAATTCACTACCAGGTTGAACAACCTTAGTACTGATCTCAAGAACTTAGGCAGTGTTCTCACTGGCTTTGATCGCAAATTAGTGATGGACAAGTTTCAGAAGATACTTATCTTGCAAAATGATTTTGTAAGTATGAAGTTGTGTTCTGGGATTCGTCACAGCCCTTATGCGATGCTATTGTTCGGAGAGAGTAGTCAAGGTAAGACTATGGCAGGCGATCAGATCTTAGATGCTCTGTGCGCCTCTCAAGGACTTCAAGCTGGTAAGGAATTTCGTGCTACCTTCAATGCTGGAGACAAATATATGTCTAATTGGACATCCGATAAAGTAGTTCTCAAATTCGATGACTTGTGTAATGACAAGTCTGGATTTGTTGAACGACCGCCAACGCGGGCTATATTGGACGTCATTAACAATGAGATGTACTATGCGCCTAAAGCAGAGTTAGAAGGTAAGGGTAAGTGTTTTGTTGCACCATGGTTGGTGTTAGGAACCACGAATAAGAAAGATATGGACGCAGCTCTATATTCTAATTGTCCGTATTCCATACAACGCCGATTCATTGTGATCACCGTAACAGCCAAAAGACAATTCCAACGAGTTGTTGATGGTGTTACTTGCGGTGTAGACACTGAAAAGGTGCGTGCGTTCAACAAGGCACAACCCACAACGCCATTGTTTGATGATATTTGGGAGTTTACAGTTGAGAAAGCTGTGAAACCCGAAAAGATGTCAACAGTAGCGCGGTATAAGACTCTCTTCCACAAGGGGAAGAAACTTGCCAAGATCAGTATCTGTCAATTGATCTCATTTCTATGTGATGACTTTGATACACACCGTAATGGCCAAGAAAGCCTCCTTGCTGGCATGAGAGCACGTGATAATACATTGAAGCGATGTTGGTTCATCGATCCTCTTGGTAACAGGTGTCCACAATTGGAGGGACACTGTTCCAAGCATGATCGTATGGAGCGTCAATTCGGTGGTAAAATACGTGATGCTGCTTATGCACTTATACCAAAAGCCCGTCAGAGAGTAGACACTGATATTCTCGAACGGCTTGAGGACAAGGCTGCCCAGGTCCTCTATGAAAAGGGCAGTAGATTCTTCAAAGAATTTGATTGGGTTGAATTCATTCCCCAGTCAGTGGTGGATTATATCATTCGTGATGCGGATGATTTTCCCTTTGAAGATTCGTGGAGGCGTTCCATATTTCAACTCTTGTACAAGGATGTTCTTGAACAAGACTTTGAGAGGAATGCCAAATCCTGCACATGGTTTTGTGGTATGATGGCTGTTTTCAGCTTCTTATTCGCATGGTTTACGTTCGGCAATCCATTTTATGGACTTCCTTTTGCAACAATGGCCGCCATTTTCTACTTGTCTTATATGGTAAAGTTACAAGATGCTCTTGAAAAAGAACTTCTTGTGAAGTTATACAATAAGAATCTCAATGTCTCACCGATAGTTAAATCTGTCCGTGATGATCGAGTAAAGTATGCAATTGGTGGTTGTGCTGCATTGGGTTGTCTCTATTTCGTGGGTAAAGCTGTACGTGATCATTATGCGAAGATGAAAACGCAAGGATCTCTTTCACCTGTAACTCAGGCGGAAGTTGATGAGCGTGATGCTGAGAAGAATGTATGGACGCAAGTTACGTCTAGACCCCTCCCCATTTCCGACATTTCGAAGACTGTGACACCTAGTGTGTTACAAGGTCTTGTTGACAAGAACCAAGTTTGTTGTCAAATGGAACGTCCGGATGGGTCGATTGGTCAGATGAACTGCCTCGTACTCCGGCCTAATGCTGTGCTGATCCCAGGTCATTACTTTGATGATGTGGGTCCTAGCATGGCATGTTCATTCTATAAGTCGAATTCATCATCTAATGGTGGAAAATTTTGTTCTCGCATAGAGTTAGAAACTTCTTATAGAGTGCCCGGTACCGACTTAGCCATCTGTTATATCACAAGCGGAGGATCATTTCGCGATCTCACAAAGCATTTTCCACTAGAAGACATTT